CGCTGGAAATGGACCTGGAAACGATGAACCAGTACGTGGACAGCCTGAGTACAAAATTCAGCGAGGAACAGAAAGCTATTACCACCTGGCAGAGTGCGGTGGAGGAAGCCCAGAAGAAATACGAAGATACCGTCGGCACGATGAACGAGGGCCTGCTGAAGAAGGTTCTGACCGGCGGGACGTTTACCCAGGAAGATTTCGACCAGTTCACACAGCTTGGTAAAGATATCGTCAAATATACCCAGGACGGCATTGAAAACGCGGAAACGCGGGACCTGACCCTGTTAAGCGCCCTGTTCGGGGACAGTCCGGACGAAGCGGACACGCTGGAAAACCTGAGCGCTTTGACGGATTACAATTACAGTACGCTGTACGGCGAAGCCTATCAAATCGGCGAAAACATCAAGAATCAGCTGACGGCGGCGCTTCAGAACGGCGAACTGACTGCGGAGGACCGGGAAGCGATCCAGGCGCAGGTAGACCGCATGCATAAGATCAACGCGGAAATTTCAGCGGCCAGGTCCGAAGACGAATATTATACGCAACTGGCACGGGCCGGCCGCGTAAGCTGGGATTCCGCGGAAGCGTTCCTGAAATCAAACGTAGAGAAACTTGCGGCCGAAAACACCGCGATTGACGATGAGTACAGTTCGCTGATCGGCAGGATACGCGGTTCATTCAACCGCGCCAGAAAGAACGGCAACAAAACCGCGACTTATACAGATATCAACGGCGAAACGGTGACGGTGGATGTCAGCGAGGAAGCGGAAGAAAAGGCCATACGGGAACTGAACCGGGAACGCGATGAAGCGCACCGGAGCGCGGACAGCAAATACGGCAGCGTCAGTATGGAAGCGCTTGACACGCTGTTCAGGGACAACGAATACGCGCTGGCCTGGGAAGCAATGAAACGCGCAGCGGCCGGCGAATCGATCGAAAGCCAGATGGCCGGGATGGATGTGAAGGACGCGGAAGCCCTGAACAGAAGCCTGGGCGAAATGCTGAAACTTTACACCAGCGGCAGATTCGGATTCCTGGAACAGTTCGCGACGGGACCGGCAGGCGCGGAGATCTGGAACGCGGTTCAGCAGCTGAACGACGCGAACATCATCACGCAGCGGGCAAGCGCGGCGCTGGACCAGCTGAAACTCGCGATCAGCGGCGGGGCCGGGGCCGGAGAGTTCAACTGGACAGTGGACGATGAAGAGGTACAGGATTACGAACCGCCGGTGAAACACGGAACGGTGGTTTATGATGTGGCCGGCGAAGACCTGGAAGGATACGCGACAGGCGGCCGGGCTACGGAAGCGAGCATCTTCGGCGAAGCCGGCGCGGAATGGGCGATTCCCGAGGAGCACAGCGCCCGGACGGCGGCCCTGCTGGACGCGGCGCGGCGGGCTTCCGGATTCACCTGGGGCGAGCTGCTGAGCCGGTACGGCGGACTGAACGCGAACGCGAACAATACGCCGGTGGTGCTGAACTACAGCCCAGTAATCAACGCGGGGGACGCGAACGGCGTAGCCGGCGCCCTGGCGGCGGACAAGGACCGGCTGCTGCGGATGGTCCGGCAGGCGATGAACGAGGCGAGATACAGGGAAAGCGTGGAGGTGTTCGCGTAATGGATATGACCGGATATTATTACCGGGCCAGCCACGGCGAAACCTTCGACAGCGCGGCGCTGGTGATCTACGGCAATGAAAAATACGCCGCGGAGCTCCTGTGCGCGAACCCGGAACATTCCGGGGAAATGGTTTTTGACGGCGGGGAACTGCTGCGGATTCCGTATATCGATATACCGGAAACGGACGGTACGGAAGCCGCCCTGCCGGTGAAGGCGCCGTGGAGGGAATAACGAGATGAGCAGCCTTTTTGACATGATCAGAAGCGGCGCGGAGCAGGTCGTGAAAAATACCGTTTCCAAAAAAACGGAGCCCGTGCCGAAGGTGAAAACGAAATTGCCCACGGGCGGGACCACGAAAAAGCCCGCCGCGTCCGCGGCCGCGGCACAGCCGGCGGCGCCGGTGAACACCAGCGGGACGGACATCGTGACCTGGAGCGGGAACGGCGGCATCAGTTTTTTCGTGAAACCGAACGCGATCCAGGGCATCAGGGAGCTGTCGATCAAAGCCAGCGTGGACAGCGAGGACAAGGAAAACGGCGGCGAGAAATACGCCGGGAAGAAGAACAACGGGGCCGTGGAGATCACGGTCAAGGCGGAGCTGAACGGGTACCTGGGCGCGGACGTGCAGGCCGTCGCGATGCGGGCCGTCGACGCGGCCCGGCGCGGGGAAACCGGGTATTTCTACTGCTACGGCAAAAAACTGTTCGGGAACCAGTTCATGATGATGGAAGCGGAGATCGGCAGCGTGACCATGACCGGCAGCGGCGTATGGTCCGGGTGCGACCTTTCCATGAAACTGAAGCAGTGCAGCAAGGGCGACGGCGCACCGGCGGTCACCGGGAAATCAAAGCCGAAGGAAAAACCGGACGGAAGCGCCATGGTCAACAAACTGGCTGAAGCCGGGCAGACGCTGGCCATGGGCCTTGCAACGAGCTTTGCGGAAAGAGTCACAGGAAGCATCACGGCCACGAATACGGCAAAGGAACAGAGCCAGAAACTGCTGCAGAACAGCAAGCGCCGTGACTGATCGCGGAGGTGCAAAATGGCGCGGTACATCATTACCAACGAACCGGAAACAATCAATTTCGAGATCGGCGCGGACGGACAGGCCCGGGCGGTGCAGAACGCGAAAAACCTGCTGATGGCGAAGATGGGGGAAATTCCCTACGACCGGCAGAGGGGATTCGACCACCGGCTGTTCGACCTGCCGATGGGCGAGATCCAGGGCCTTCTGATGGAGGAGCTGGACCGGGTTTTCCTGTGGGAACCGTATGTGGAAGCGGTGGAGGCGGAAATCCTCCGCATGGAGGAAAGCCGGGTGATTATCCAGGTGACAATCGAAGTCAGCGAAGGCGCTGAAGCATGAGAACAGGAGGATTCACCCGATGGACGATACCGAACTCCACTATCTGACCTATGAGCCGGACGAGATCATGGCCGCGATGATGGAAGCCTACGCGGAAGCGGGCGGCAGCGTGGTCCGGGCCGGTGACGAAAAAGAGATGCTGCTGCGGGGCGTGCAGAGCGTGATCATGCAGGCGTTCGCGGGAATCGACAACGCGCTGCGGATGGACACGCTGCGCTACGCGGTGGGCGAATACCTGGACGTATACGGCGAGAAGCGCAACTGCATCCGGATACAGGCGAAAAAGGCCGCGGCGACGGTGACGATCACGAAAAGCGCGACGGGCGTTTCCGTGACGATTCCCGCCGGCAGCGCCCTGACGCAGGACGGACAGCTTTTGTACGTGACGGACGCGGACGTGACGCTGGACGGGACCGCCGGCACGGTATCGGCGGACATCACCGCCGAGGACGCCGGCGCGAAGGGAAACAGCCTGCAGGCCGGGGCGAACATGCAGTTCCTGAACGAGTTTCAGGGGGTCGTATCGGTGGTGTGCTCCGCGGCGGCGAGCGGCGGGAACGACCGGGAAGAGGACGAAGCGTACCGGGAGAGGATCCGCCTGTACGGCCTGAGCGCGGTAACGACCGGTCCCAGCGAACTGTATGAGCGCCTGGCCAGGGAGGCGAGCAGCGACGTGATTGACGCGAAAGCGCTGCACGGGGACGACCTGGACGTGGATATCTACCTGATCCTGAAGACCGGCGCGGTGGCGGCCACGGTGAAGGCAGCGGTGGCGGCGGCCTGCGATCCGAAAAGCGTGCGGCCGCTGAACGACCATGTGACGGTCTATGAAGCGACAAACAAAACATATACGCTGGTGGTCCAGTACAGCGGACCGGACACCATCGACCTGGATACGGCGGTGGCGGCGGCGGTGGACAAATACCAGGCATGGCAGGACAACATCATCGGCCAGCCGTTCAACCCGGATATGCTGAAGGCGTACCTGTACCAGGCCGGATGCACGCTGGTGACGTTCGGAAGCGGCAGCAGCGGCATTGACGGCGGGAACGTGGAATATACCGAGATCGCGGCAAGCGCCCGGTGCAAGGGCACGATCACAACGGCGGTGATTGCATGATTGAGAACGTGAACATTTTTCAGCTGTTCCCGCGGTTCATCCTGGCGGACACGGACGGCATGGCGATGTGCCGGGCGCTGGAAGCGGGGATGAATTATTTCCTGGGGAAATGCGCGGAGGGGCTGGAGATCGTCCTGGACCCGGAGAGGATGCCGGAATGGCGCCTGGACGAAATGGCCTGGGAGCTGAACTGCCTGTATGATTACGGGGCGGACGTGGCGCTCAAGCGCGGATGGATCCGGAACGCGTACCGGAATTACCGGACCCACGGCACGGCGGAGGGTATCCGGCAGTACCTGGCGGCGTATTTCGACAGCGCGATCGTCCAGGAATACTTCGAGTTCGGCGGGGACCCGGGGCAGTTCAATATCATTGTCAGCGGCACGGAAAGCGCGGAACTGCAGAGCTGGATCATGAAGGCGGCGGCGAAGGCGAAGAACGTGCGGAGCGAGCTCAACGACGTCACATTCGTCGGGGACGACGTTGAGCTGACGATGTACCGGGCGGCGGCGGTGACGGGCATCCATGTGACCGACTGGGTCAGCATGGCTCCGGAAGCCACGCTGCTGGTCGGGGACGTGGAAGATATGTACGTGGGGCCGCTGGAGCGGCGTACGGTGAGGAAACTTGAAGAATAAGGAGGGCCTGCGATATGGGCTGGACGGGCGTTATTACGGACGCGGGAAACGCGGCGCTGCTCAGCGCGATTTCCACGGGGGATGAACTGAACCTGAACGCGGTGAAGATCGGCACCGGCACGGTGGATCCGTCAAACATGCGGGCGGCCACGGCGCTGAATACGCAGGTCGGGAGCGGCAGCCTGAAAAGCAAGCGTGCGACGGCGGCCGGCGTGCAGGTGGTGTCGCGGATCGTACCGCTTTCCAGCGCGTACACGATCAAGGAAGTCGGGATTTTCGCCACGCTGGGCCCGGACGATACGCCGATCCTGTTCGCGCTGTTCCAGAACGCGGACGGGATCGAAGTGCCGGCGTCCAGCGTTTTTCCGGAATACTGCTACGACCTGGCGTCGGTCCTGGACATCGACAACCTGGACAACCTGACGATCACGGTGGATTCGGATATCTACCTGACGGAGGAGGACCTGGAAGGGTACGTGACGGAAGAGGACCTGGCGGACGCAGTGGGCGGATGCGTGGCGCTGGACCAGGGAAGCGGGAACGCGGGCAAGTTCCTGGTGGTCGGGAATGACGGCGAGGTCGTGCCGACGGCGATCGACAACGCGAACGGGGTGAGCTTCTGATGGCGAATTATCTGGTAAACGATACGGACCTGGCGGCGGTGGCGGACGCGATCCGGGCGAAAGCCAGGGCGGAAGGCGCGCTGGAATTTCCGGACGGATTTGTCAGCACGATCTCCGGAATCCCGGAGAAAGCCGCGGCGACCTATAACACGTCGTCATCCGACCAGACGATCGCGGCGGACCAGTATCTGGCCGGCGCGCAGACGATCAGGGGCGTCACGACGGAAAACATTTCCGCAGGGAACATCAAAAACGGCGTGACGGTGAAGGTGGGCGACGCGGGCAGCGCCGGGCGGATCAAAAACGTGACCGGGACGCTGCGCGGGGCGCTGGGGACCCGGGAAGAAACGTCGATTTTGGCACCCGTGACCGTTCCGGCGAATACCTATGTCTATGATTTCACCAAACAGGTCAACGCGGTGAGCGGGGCGGACGCCTACCTGTTCAAGAGCATTTCGATGGTCGGAGGGCAGAATGTGTATCTGACCAATGTCTCAGCGGATGGACGGACGGTTTCCGGAACGATCATACGGACAAGCGGCACCGCCGCGGTGGATTTATACCTTTCGATTGCCATGTGGGCATACAAAATCACGCCGTAAGGCGAACGGGAAGGTGAGAAAGAGTGTACCAGGGAACGACACCGACGATCCCGCTGCGGTTCCGGGCGGTGGACCTGAGCCGGGCCCGGATTTTCCTGACGATCGAAGACCGGGACAAGAAAAAGATCACGTTCGTCTCCGGGGACGATTTCACGGTGGAATATGACGGGACGGACACGGTCGGCACGATCCGGCTGACGCAGGAACAGACGCTGGCGATGGCATCCGGAGCCTGCGACGTGCAGGCGCGGTTCATCTTTCCGGACGGCAGCACGGGCGCAACGAAAAAGGCAGGTGTGTTTGTCAATCCGGTCATCCTGAAGGATGTGATTACCTATGGCTGATTGCTGCCTGTGCCGGGTGGTGCTGGAACTGTGCGACCCGGAGGGCGTCGAGTTCATCGTGGAGGATCCGGATGACCGGGTAGTCCTGGAAACGGGGGACGCGGTGGTTCCGGGCGGCACGTATCCGGATTATACCGGGGAATACGTTTTTACGCCGGGTCCGGAAGAACAGGTCGTCCGGACGAAAAACACGGTGCTGCTCGACAATATCACGATCAGGCCGATCCCGCGGAATTACGGACTGATCACGTACAACGGAAGTTTTATTACAGTATCATAAAGAGAAAGGAAGTAAAAACCAATGGCAAAGAATGTTCTGATCAACGGCGTAACCTACAGCGACGTCCCGCAGGTGGATATCCCGCTGGCGGCCGGGAGCGGCAACGCGTCCTTCTATGATACCAGCGACGCGGACGCGGCCCAGGGCAACGTATTGTCCGGCAAAACCTATTACAAGGACGGGAAAAAGACCGGTTCCATGCCGAATAACGGCGACACCAGCGGCACCATCAGCACGAAGGCCGGTACGGTGAGCGTTCCCGCCGGCTATACCAGCGGCGGCACCGTGGGCATTGACGCGACGGAACAGGCGAAAATCATCGCCGCGAACATCAAGAAGGGCGTAACGATCCTGGGCCAGCAGGGCGGGAATTATATCATCGACACCGAGCTGTCGAGCGGCGCGGCGTCCGCGCCCACCATCGTGAGCGGGTACAGCGCGTTCGTGAACGGCGAGAAGGTCGACGGCAGCGCGACCCTGCCCGTGATTTCCCAGGATTCAACCAGCAAGGTGCTTTCGATTTCGTGATAAGGGGGCTTGTGCCTTATGGCAAAGGATATCTCTTTGCTTGGGGCGAGCTATCCTGATGTGCCGGCGGTCGATCTCCCCCAGACGGGCGGAGGGACCGCCCGGTTTTATGACGTCAGCGATACAACGGCGACGGCTGCGGACGTTGTAAGCGGCAAGGCGTTTTACATTGCCGACGGGAGCAAAACATCCGGAAGCATCCCCACGCAGGCCGGCGAAACGGTCACGCCGACGAGGAGCGAGCAGACCGTCGTTGCGGCCGGGAAATACACCCTGGGCGCGGTGAAGGTCGCCGCGATCCCGGATACCTATTACACACAGGCGGAGGCGTTGGAATTGTTTTATCCGGTGGGTTCCATCCATGTTTCTACGTCGGCAACGGCGCCGGATTTCGGGGGAACATGGACAGAAATCAAACTGCCGCTGACCGTCGGCGATATTGAGAACGGCAGCAGATCATATGAATCGGGAGCCGGGAGCGGAAGCCTGCATTTCTGGCTCCGGACGGCGTAAGGAGGATACAGAATGAACAGTTCAACAAACCTGGGGCTCGCGCTCTATGAAACGACCGATAAATTCAAAATCACGGACGCCACGTCCGGCCTGAACAAGAACATGCAAAAGATCGACGACGCCTTCGGCGAGATCGCCCAGGACATGGCGCCGATCGTGAGGGGCAAACAGTGCGCGGTCAGCGTCGCCATCGGGAAATACGTCCTGCTGATGGATTCCACGATCACCGGGAAAACGGACGGCGCGTACAAGGCGGCGAAGGCGATCCCGGCGAACACGGACATCGACGGGACCTATCTGACAGCGGTGGCGGACGGCATCGCAAACTCTATTACTGACCAGATTGGGAACATAACTGTTGACGGTTGGAAACTGCTTAAACTCAAAGATTGGTATCTTGGAGTAAAGACCGTTGATGTGGCGTATGGAAGTGGCACAGCATGGGGTGGAGGTCTATACTTCCATGCAATCACAGCACCGTCAAAGCCAACAGGTTATAACATTCTCATGGTGTTAAACGCCATTGCAACAAACACTCAAATCAAATGCATGAACTGCGTTGGTAACGCCTCTTTTTCGGGCGGTTATGTTGCTGATGCTTCTTCGTCAAGTGGTTCTGTAGCAGTTGTGTATACTGTGTTGTTTGAGAAGGCATCATCGTAACTATCCAAGAATGGTTAAAACGCCAGCTTGAGCATACGAATCTGTATTTTTAACCTTAATCTTCATAGTGCCGTTGGTCCATTGCTGCGAAATACTTATAGTGGTTAGATTATTTGTAAAGGGATATAGCCCACCAGAATAAGAAGCAACCAAGCAACCAACCCAACGCTGATTACCAACGCCACCACTATAAAGTACAAGATACACTTGTCCGTGATTCAAGTTGTTAAGAGTAAATTCCATTTCTGCGCCAACGGCAAGATTCACAGAAAACCGTTCCCAATACCTATTTCCAAGGTTTGTACTTAAGGTAACAATCTGGTCAAACCGTTAAGAAAACCGGACGGGCGAGAAACTTGGAAGTATTTACGGAACCATACAACCGACATACCAGAAAAGACAAAGCCGCCGGGCAGATCCGGCGGTTTTGCGTATAACAAAAAGGAGGATTATCCATGAACAAATTCTTTTTTCATGACATCCGCGGAAAAGACGGAACCGTCACCCGGAAGGGAATCGAAGTGAAAGACACCTACGAAGCCGCGAAGCAGGCGTATCATGCCTACCTGGGCGCGTATGCCTACGGCCGCGATGAAAACACCGATTTCGTATCCTGTTTTATCACAGATTCGACCGGCGCCGTGCTGATGAACGAAACCTGGACCGCGCCGGCGGCTCCGGAACCCGCCGCGGAATAACCGGAAGCAGCCCGGCGGGACGATCCGCCGGGCGTTTTTGCTTTACGCCACGCAGACGGCGTGTGAACGCTTGACGTCGGCGCTGTCAAAATCGATATAGCGCATTGTCGTTTCGATTTTGCTGTGGCCCAGCATGAGCCGGATCTTTTCGACCTGCATCCCGTTGTGCCAGGCCATGGTGGCCGTCGTCCGGCGCATGGTGTGCGGCGTCACTTTGATTTTGATCTTGTCCTGTACCCGCGCGGCGATCGCTTCGACCATGGTCCGGATGGCTTTTGTAGAGATTTTCCCGCCCGGCGCCCGGCTGCGGTTGAACAGGTAATCGGAATCGTAGGGCCGGGAAGCAAGGTACGCCTGCAGGGCTACGGTGGCTTTGGCGTTCAGAAAAACGGTTCTGTCTTTATCGCCTTTACCATGGACGACCTCCGCGGTGCCTTCATGGAAATCGATGCCGGAAACGCGCATGTTTACAACCTCTGACACGCGGCACCCGGTGGAGTACATGAACTCCACCAGGGCCCGTTCCCGTTCCGTTTCGCAGGCGCTGCGCATGTATTCCAGTTCCATGGGATGCAGGCCGCGCAGCTTCTTTTTCTGGCTTTTGATTTCGTCGATCTTCTTGAACGGATTCTTCGCCGTCAGATCCTCGTCGATGCACCAGTTGTAGAAGGCAAACAGGACGCGCCTGATCCGGTCCATGGTGGAGCCCTGGACGCTGCGCGTCTGCCGGTACCAGGCCAGATAGAGCCGGGCGTCGTTCGGCGTCACTTCCTGCAGCGGTTTCCGGACCGCTTTGAAAAACATGTCCAGAATCTGTTTATATCCGTACAGGGTGCCGGGCACGCAGCCTTCGACGGCTTTGGAAGCGACATACTGCCGGACCGCGTTCGGGACTTCGCCGTACACTGTCAGGGCGGTTTCCTTCTGGGTGAAATCGTAATTAGCCGCGGCGGTATCGACGGTGTGCATGACAGTACGCAGGATGTCGTCCGGGATTTTACCGGCCAGGGATACATAGAGGTCGTTTCTGAAAAGTTCGTAAGCCATGAAAAAACACATCCTTTCCGTTCTTTACATCTGGCGGATGGATGTGATAAAATCATTCCTCGGAGGGTGTGCCTACTCACATTCTCCGCCGGAGCGTTAGCGGTGGCAGCCGCGAGCGCTCTTTTTCTGTTTTCGATAATATTATTACGCTTTTTATCGGAAAAAGCAAGGGGAACAAAACACAATTGTGATACGGCGGTGATTTATTGTATGCCGTGGTGGGTATATGTGATTGTTGCGGCGCTGGCGGTCGAATGGCTGATAACGCTGGGGCCTGATCCACGGAAATGGAAAGGCGGCGGGCATAAGTGAAATACAGCGCGGAGGATTTCAGCCGGGCCGGTGATAAATACCTGGGGCGGCCGTATAGCGAGATGGACTGCCAGCGGTTTGTCGAGTTGTGTATGGCGGACGTCGGATATTACAGGGACCTGGCGGGGAGCAACGCATGGTTCCGGGACATGGACTGGACAGGATCGCCGGAAGAGTGCATGAGGGTTTTCGGAAGCGTGCCGACGGGCGCGCTTTTGTTTATCCTGGAACAGGACGGGAAGGAACCGGAAAAGTACCGGAAAGACGGTATCGGGAACGCTTCCCATATCGGAATCGTAACACACCGGAACGACGGCGCTATTCATTCGAGCAGCAGCCGCGGATGTGTGGCGACATCCGTTTTTAAGGACAGGACCATTAAAAACGGCGGTTGGAACCGGATAGGGCTGAAACGGGTGTTCGATTACGGGAACAGCGTGAACTGGATCCTGGAACACGGGAACAATGGCCCGGAGGGTGAACCCGGGGAGGAGGATGATACGGTGCAGGGGATTGTGGTCGCGGAAAGCGGCGACACGGTGAAACTGAGACAGAAACCATCGACAAGCTGCCCATATTATTGGGATATCGATGTGGGCAGCGAAATTACGGTTGTTGAAAAAGGTCCGACATGGTGCAAGTGTATCGCGGGCGGGCTGACAGGATGGATGATGACAGAGTTCATCCAGTTCGAGGATGACGATGAACCGGCGCCAGATCCGGATATCGACGAGGATTTCGGAGATGATGATATCAATCCGGACGAAACTGTAACGATCAGGCTGAACGCCGCGCAGGCGGCAGCGGCATATCCTGTTTTGCAGGCAATCATGGAACAGATCGTTGAACAGATCGGAAGGGGATGATAGGGATGAATATCTGGGACATTGTGAAGGCGGCCGGTATCCCGGCGCTGCTGCTCGGCGTGATCATTACGACCTGGGTACAGATCCGGGCCGTGAAGCGCGGCGTTCAGGCGCTGCTGCGGGACCGGCTGATACAAGGATATAAATACTACCGGAACCAGGGGTGGGCCGATGAGGATGACCGGGCGAACCTGGAAAACGTTTATATCCAGTATCACGCATTAGGTGCGAACGGGGTGATGGACAACCTGAGACAGAAATTCCTTGATCTGCCGCTGGGCCCTCAGATACCGGCACCGCAGACGCAGGCAGCGGGCCAGCCGGCAGGATCGGCGCCTGCGACTACTTCTATTGATTGGGGAGGTATAAAGGGATGAAAATGTCAAACAAGGTCTATGATGTATTGAAATGGATTGCATTGATTCTTTTGCCGGCACTGGGCACGTTATATTTCGCGCTGGCGAAAATCTGGGGATTTCCATATTCAGCGGAGATCGTCGGTACGATATCGGCGGTGGACGCGTTCCTGGGCGCGCTGCTCGGAATCAGCACGGCGAATTATAAAAAAGAAAAGCCGCCCGAGAGCGAGAACTGAGAAAACCGGACCCGGCCGTATATCCGGGAACATGTTGACGTATACTGACCTATAAGGTCAAGGCGGCACTCCATCACCGGCGGCCCGCCCGCCTGCCGACGGCAGTTTTTTTCACCGCGCATGTCGTGCCGGAGCCACATGCGCGTCAGCTTTTTCCCTGCCGGAAGGTTCAAGGCGGGCTATTTTATCGACCGCGAAACCGGTCCCGTAATTCAGGCAACAATTACGGGGCCGGTCTTTTTTTATTTCTGTAAAAGCCTTCTGTGGCCTGTTTTACGCGTTCCGGTGACAAGATGGGTATTTGCCTGTCAGAATGTCCGGAGCAGTGCGCAACGTCCGTATAGCTTGCCGGACAGGCCGATACGATGATTCTGCAGATCGCTGCAGGATGTTTTATCCCGGAAGATCTCCGCCGGGTCCGCTCCCGGGTGCCGGCAGGGGCAAAATCGAAAAAATCAGGCCGGCCGCGACCGCCTGATCTCCGGAAAAGGTACTGTGACGGGCCCGGAAATGCTTATGCGGTGCCGCGAC